CCGCACACAGACAAGCTCTATCGTGTCGAAGGGCACCTACGGCACTGGCGGTTACAGCATCGGGCCTGAGGTGGCTATTGCTTATGACGGCGACTCAATGCGTAACGAAGCCGATGTGACGATGTCTCAGGGCGGTGTTTACACAAAGAAGAACACGTCAAGCATTTCAACGTATGGCGCTGCACAGGCAGCTGTGGACACGCAGGTTGCCACCCTTGCTAACGCCGTGTCTATTGGTGAAATTGTCACTCAATGGGGCGGGCAGGTTTACCCGAAGGCTGACCCTGTCGAGGTTGTGTTGTCGCCCGATGGGGACTGGAGCAACGCGCTAGATCGTGAGTTCAATGACCGCATCACGCTGGTGGTTTCTCCGCCTACTGGCAATGCAATTACGACGCCGATGTTGTTGTCTCGTATTACGCACTCGGTTGTGCCCGGACAGTGGACTACGACTTTTGAGGGGTCTGCTCGGTGGGCTGCTGTTTTTATTCTCAACCAATCTCGACTGAACTCGACTGACCTTTTAGGATGATGTTATGACTTACCCTGTTTTTGCTAGCGGTGACGTGCTTAATGCGTCGGACATGAATGGTGTCGGCTTGTGGCTTGTCAAGTCGCAGGCCATCGGCACAGGTGTTTCGAGCGTGACCGTGACAGGGGCGTTTAGCGCCGACTACGACAACTACCGCATCATAATTACTCGGGTTGCGGGCAGTGGTGGCGGTAATTCTATTTCCTTGCAATTAAACAATTCGACTGGAAGCACTTATTTTACTGGAGGGCTTTTTGGAACTTTTGGGAGCGCAACGCTAAATGGTTATGGACCAGCAGCTGCAGTCAGGTGGCTAGATGTGTGGGCTTACGGCAGGCACAAGGTTCGCATGGTGGACGGGTCTGAGTATTTGGTCAAGGCTGCGACAGCGAAGAAGCACGGCATCTCGGGCGTGGACATTCTGATTGTTGACGAGTTGTGGGCCATCACGGAGGCTGCTTATTTTGGCGCGTTGAAGCCTGCACAGATTGCGGTCAAGTCGGGGTTGTCGTTGTTGGTGTCTACCGCTGGTGATGAGTCGAGCACGGTGATGAAGAAACTTCGTGAGCAGGCAATCGGTCAGATTGACAAGGGCGAGCCGGGTGAGTTGTACATGGCTGAGTGGTCTGTGCCTGAGTCGGTCTCCCCAGATGACGAGCGCTACTGGGGTTATGCGAACCCGAGCATGCCTCGCACGGTCACGCTCAAAAGTCTCCGTGCTGCACACTCCAGCCCTGACCGATCACAGTGGCTTCGCGCTCACTGCAACATGTGGGTGAGTGCAGCATCGTCGTGGCTACCGCCGGGGCAGTGGGCAAAACGGTTTACAGAAAACACCGAGTGGGACGGTACGACCTCGGTGCTGGCGGTTGACTCCGCAGTGGACGACTCAAAATATGTTGGGGTGTGGTGTCGCAAAAACACGGACGGTGACATTGTCGCCAGTGTCGAGTTTCAGACTGAGTCCATTGCCGAAATGTGGGAACGAATCACACAAGCCCTGGAGCGTGAACCAAAAACGCAGCTGGCTATCACGCCGTCTCTGTTTATTCACACCCCCGAGAAGTACCAACGCAGAACGGTGCAATGGGGCTACGGAGAAATAAACAAGTACACGTCCACAGTCAAGGGTCTGATTAACGAAGACCGCGTGAAGCACACTGGCGAGGTTTTACTTTCGGAGCATGTAAACAGGGCGGTGCTAATCCGCGGTCAGGGTGGCGCTCTGTCAATTTCCTCCCAGCGATCACCGGGGCCGATTGAGGCTTGCCGTTGTCTCATCGTTGCCGTGGCGATGGTGTCTCGTCCGGGTCAAGCAAATAAACCTTCGATGGGTTCTTCTAGATAGTTGCATTTGCAACAATCTTGTGTAAGACTCCGAAGAGATGGGTATTTTCTCACGCAAAGTTGACACCGCTGCTTTCGCATCTGCACCTGTGCAGGCTGCTGCTGGCGCGTCCTATGTAGGCAACTTCATTGCGTATCAGACTGGCTCCGCCGAAGTACGCGCTCTCGGTATTCCTACCGTCTCACGCTCGCGCGACCTGCTCGCAGGGATTATCGGCTCTGTCGGTCTGAAGCATTACTCGAAGCAATGGAACGGCGAAGACTATGACGAGGTGTACTTGCCTCTTGAGCCTTGGATGGAACAACCTGACCCAAAAGTCTCACGCTCGTTTTTCTATGTAAACATTTTCTCGGACATGTATTTCTACGGTGTGGCTTACGCATACATAACCACCCGTTACTCCACCGGCTTGCCTGCATCGTTTACATGGCTTCCAGCTGCAAACATGTCAAGCACTCAGCAAAGCGGAATCCCTCAGTTCTACGGCCCATCTGACGAACTAGAGTTCAACGGGCAAAAAGTGTCGGTTTCTGACGTAGTCCAGTTCATCAGCCCTATCGAGGGCATCTTGAAAACTGGACAGCGCGCCATCAACACGAGCATCTATCTTGACCAAGCAGCCGACCGCTATGCAGCGCTTGAAACCGTGCCGGGCTACCTTCAGCAGATTGACGGCGAAGACATGTCAGGCGATGACCTTGGATCTCTTGCCTCAGCGTGGGCTGCAGCCCGTAAACAAAACGCCATCGGCGCGTTGTCTCGTCAAGTGCAGTTCAAAGAGTTCAACCACTCACCACAAGAAGTCATTGCTGATCAGCGCAAGTATCAATCACTTGAGATGGCTCGCCTCTGCAATGTCCCTGCTTACATGGTGTCCGCCCCTCAAGAGGGTGCATCCATGACATATCAAAACGCACAGCAGGCACGTCAGGACTTGTACCTTTTTGGCGCTCGTATCTACATGGACGCTATTGAGCAAACCCTTTCCAGCGCTCAAGTTTTGCCACGAAATCGGTATGTAGAGTTTGATATCGAGGACTACGAAGGATCCGAAGACCGTTCACCTGACGGAATGCCTAATAACGAAACAGATGAGGAACTATGAAGATTGAGTTTGTAGCTGTGCCTGTCACCTTGGACGCTGCCGCTGGCGAGGACAGCCCCCGAACAATCACGGGTGTGGCTGTTCCTTGGGACACTCCAGCAGTGGTGTCCTCGGGTGAGGCCGTTGCTTTTAAGCGTGGCGCTTTCGATGTAAACGCTAAAGCCCCAAAACTTCTTGAGGGTCATGACATGACGCAGCTGCGTGGTGTTGTTACCGAACTGGTAGAGGCCGAAGAAGGTCTGTTGTTTACAGCAAAGTTTGCTAACACTCGCGCCTCTGATGAGGCTATTGAACTTGTGAAGGCTGGCGCTTACGACTCCGTAAGTGTTGGCGCTATTCCCGTGAAGTTCAAATACGACAAGAACGGAACGATGGTTGTCTCCAAGGCAAACCTCGTTGAAATCTCGTTGGTCGCACAACCTGCATTTGCAGACGCGGTCATCACAGAAATCGCTGCTTCCCAGCCTGACGAAGAGTCAGAAGAAGAAGTTGTCGAACCCCAACCCCTAGACATTCCTGAGGAGGAAACCATGTCTGAAGTAACCCCAACGGTTGAGGCTTCGGCTGAAATCGTCCCAACCGCACCGCTTTTTGCGGCTGCAAAGCGTGAGGTCAAGTTGCCAACCGCTGCCGAGTACATCGCTGCTGCAATGGCTGGCGGATCACAGTGGCTTGACATGTCCGCAGCACTTCAAGCTGCTGCACCTGACGTGACAACCTCTGACACACCCGGCGTTTTGCCATTGCCAATTGTCCAGCCTGTTTACAACAACTTTATTGGACGCCGTCCAGTAGTTGACGCAATCGGCGCTAAGGCAATGCCCGGCTCAGGCAAAGTCTTTATCCGTCCCGAGGTCACAACTCATGTTTCCATGGCTGCACAGTCTGCTGAAAACGCAGCGCTTCAGTCAGGCACATACGTTGTCACCGACAATCAAGTTACAAAGGGCACCTACGGTGGCTATGTAAACTTGAGCCTTCAGGACGAAGAGTGGACAGACCCAGCAGTTGTGTCGCTCATCCTTGACGACATGGGACGCATTTATGCGAACACCACCGACAACGTTGCAGCCGACAACCTTCTTGCAGGCGTGACACAGTCCGCAGTGTTGACCGACCCAACTTCACCTGCTGAATGGGTTGCAGACATCTACGCAGCTGCGTCAACAATCTTGACGAACTCAAACGGCAACTTGCCAACCCACCTGTTCCTTTCGCCAAACATGTATGCGGCGCTTGGTCAGTTGGTTGACACCACAGGTCGTCCGTTGTTCCCAGAGATTGGCCCAATGAACGCCCTCGGCACGGCAAACGCATCAACATTCGCAGGAACCGCTTTCGGTCTCACCTGTGTTGTTGACCGCAACTTCGCTGCCGACACCGTCATCGTTGGTGATCCATCAGGCTTCGAAATCTTCGAACAGCAAAAGGGTGCCCTCACCCTTGAGTCCCCATCAACACTGTCGCGAGTTCTCTCGTTCCATGGCTATTTCGCCACGTTGATGATTGACGCAACCAAGTTCGTCAAACTCACATAATCACTAGGTAGTAGGGAAAGGGTCTGTATGTCTGTTAGTCAAATTGTTTACGCTGCGCGCGTTGACAACTTCGCAGCCGTGCAGACCCTGACCCTTGCCGAGGTTCAGCCCGGTGACACAATCACAGTGGCTGGCGTGGTTGACACAACCTTTAATGGTTCGCAAACCGTCATCTCTATTGAGCCATACGAACTTGTCCGCGTTGACGAGTACGGCATCCTCGAGTTTGACTATGACGTGTCTAAGCCGAATCAGATCATCTATGCCAACACTGGCTCGAATGTTGTTTACGACACAGCAACGGGAACGGTCACGTACACCGTTTCCGTAACGTGGACGACTTCGGCGCTGGTGTTGTCATGGTTGGGTATTGACGTGGCGACCGCTAACGACACAGCCTTTGTGGCTAAGTGTGTCAGCGCGTCTAACGCTTGGTGCTACCGCAAACGCCGTGAGGCTGGCTATACCGACTCGCAAAGCACTGTCCCCAGTGCAGATGTCGAACTCGGTGCCACCATGTATGCAGCAACCTTGTACCGCGAACGCGGAACTTCGGGTGATTCGTACGGTGGCTTTGACGGTATGGGCAACTTGCCTATGCCAGTGACGCTTCACCGCATCATGCAGCTGCTCGGCTGTGGCAGGGCACAGGTCGCCTAATGCCTGCATCGGGGATTCTTGTTGACGCTGTAAACGCTGTGAAGACAGCACTTACAGCTCTCAACCTTGTCCCCATTACTGACCCTCGTAACGCTCGACCAATGTCTGTTCTGATCCAGTTACCAACAGTGACTGCGTTTACATACAACGTTGGCGACATTCGACTTACTCTCAGCGTCCTTGCACCGCCACCCGGCAACCAAGACGCAGGCGATTACCTCATGACTATCGCCGACCAAATAATGAACTCACCAATCGCAGTCACGGACTTACGCCCGGGGCTCGTAACCGTAGGAGGGCAAGACCTGCCTTCTTACGACCTAACCGTTGCCGTAGCCGTACGGCGCAACTAACCAAAAGGAGCCCCTAATGGCTACAACAACATTCCTCTCGAATGCCACCATCAACTTGACTCAGGGTGCTACCACCACTGATCTCTCGGACCAAGCCAACCAGTGCACCATCACGATTGGTAACGACCCGTTGGAAATCACCGCGTTCGGCGACGCGGGCCACAAGATGGCACCGGGTCTTCAGTCGGTTGACGTGTCCATCACTTTTTTCCTCAGCTATGGCGCTACAGAGGTCGAGGCAATCCTCGCAAGCTGCGTCGGTCTTGGAACTACCACTCTGGTCATCTCGCCATCTGGCACTACAGAGTCTGCTTCTAACCCTGAGTACACAATCACCAACTGCATGCTCGCTGACTTCACCCCCATCAACTCAACCGTGGGTGAAATCGCAACGGTCACCGCCCAGTTCACCAATGGAACTTGGGCTCGCGACGTCACCGCACCCTGATCTGAACCCAATCATTTAGGAGAAACAAATGAAACTGACAATGCAAGTTGAAGAGAAGGAAGCGACCTACACAGTCGTCACTAACCTCTTCGTCATTATTGCGTGGGAGCGAAAGTTCAAACGCAAGATTTCGGACTTATCAAACGGCATCGGGATGGAAGACCTAGCGTTTATGGCGTGGGAATGCTGTAAACAAATTAACCACCCTGTACCGGCAGTCTTTGATGATTACATCAAACGCCTTGTCAACATCGACGTGCTTGACGAGGAAACCGTAAACCCTACCGACGGGGCAGTTACCACCGAGTCTTAGCAGAGCTGCTACTGGCGACGGGCTACTTCCCCCCACAAATACCCTTTGACATCGAGATGCTGGAGACAGTGCTCGCTGTCTCTCACGAAAAGCCACAGCAATGACGCGCTATGTAAACTCAGCATCTTTAGAAATTGTGGGGGTCAAGGAAGCGCTGCGTCAACTTAACAAGATGGACAAGGTTGCTCGTCGCCAGTTGACCAAGGACTACGCACAAATTGTGTCGCCAATCATTGCGGAGGCTCGTGAGTTAACACCCGCTAAGGCTCCCCTGTCAGGTATGGCGTACCAGTGGAAAGGCCGTGGCGCTAAGCAGACTCGACCCATTTTCCCCTACAACGCTGGCAAGAGTGATCGTGCCATTAAGCCGTTTGTGTCGGGTAAGAAGCCTCGCCAGTTTGGCAACTATGTGAGCAATCTCGCCACGTTTGGTGTGCGCTGGTCATCGTCTGACGCCATCGTTATTGAAATGTCAGGGCGAGGCAAGGTACCCACCGCTAAGGGTAAACAAATGGTGCAAGACCTGTCGAAGCGTTACGGACAGCCGGGTCGTTTCTTGTGGCGGGCTTATTTGAAACATGAACACACCGTTGAGCGAGAAGTTGCCAAACTAATCAAGGACTTAATGCGGAAAGTCCAGAGGGACATCTAATGGCAATCAACATTCCTATCGTCACCCAGTTTGACGGCAAAGGCATCCAAAAGGCAATCAAGCAATTTAAGCAACTTGAGACTAACGGTCAGAAGGCTGCTTTTGTTTTAAAGAAGATGGGTCAGGCTGCTGCGGTTGGTTTCGCTGCTGTCGGTGTTGCAGCTGCTACGGCTGGCAAGTTTATGTTGGACTTTGCAAAGATGGCCCGTGAAGACCAGTTGGCACAGGTGCAGTTGGCTGGAACGCTTAAGGCAACCACTAAAGCCACCGATGTTCAGATTGCAGCCGTTGAGAGTTACATTGACGTGACTCAGCGCGCTACGGGTGTGGCTGATGACGAACTTCGTCCGGCGTTTGCTCGTCTTGTGCGTTCTACTCGGGACACACAAAAGGCTCAAAAGTTGCTTAACCTTGCGCTCGATATCAGCGGACGCACCGGTAAGCCACTGGCAACCGTTGTAAACGCTCTCGGTAAAGCGTACGACGGATCTAACACTGCTTTAGGCAAATTAGGTCTGGGTTATGACAAGGCAGAACTCAAGGTCAAAAGCTTTAAAACAATCCAAGATGAGTTAACAAAGGAGTACGCAGGCGGGGCTAACGACAAGGCAAAAACCTTTGAAGGCACGATGCAACGCCTTGCAATTACTTTCGGCGAACTTAAAGAGTCACTAGGTACCTACATTCTGCCGTTTCTTCTTGAGATGGCTGAGTCTGCAATCAAGGTTGCTGATGCTTTCGGCAACGGCGGTATGCAAGGCGCCGTGCGCCAACTAAAAGAAGAACTCAAGTACTTTCTTTATGACGCAAATGGTGAACTTAACGAAACAGGGCGCACCCTTAAAACAATTGTGAGCGCCTTTAACCTTGCAGTGGGCAACCCTATTTCTGCCCTTGTTGGTGGCGCAGTGAACTTTGCAGCTACAGGGAACACGAACTACACGGTGCCAACCCTCGACAACTTTGCTGAACGCATCGACCCTGTTTTGCGTGACCAGTCCCGCAGAGGCGTCACAAGCCGTCAAGGCTTAGGTATGTCAAGCTACATCCGTAACAACCCTGGCAGTGTAAACATTGAAGTCAAGGTTGCGCCAACTGCTGATCTTGCAGCTGTCGGCAAAGAAATCAAAAAGGCGCTGAGTGCTGCCGACCGTCAGGATGGCGGTTATGGAAGCCGAGCGGGTAACCGATAATGCCTTACCCAACCGCAAAGATTGAGATTGCTTTTGACGATGGGCCGTATGTTGAGAGCCCTCGTTGGACTGACGTCTCTTCCTATGTTTACAGCATGGAAACAGATCGTGGACGCTCCGACGATTGGAGCGACTTCTACGGTGCAGCCACTGTCACGCTGAATAACCGCGCTCGCCGTTTTGACCCTTTCAACACTTCGGGGCCGTACTACGGCAAACTGCTTCCACGTCGCCAAATCAGAATCTCAGCGGTTTACGGGGCGACTACTTACCCGGTGTTTCGTGGCTTCATTAACGGCTGGCCTCCTGTGTGGTCTGACGCAGGTCAGGACTCGACTGTGACCCTGTCGTGCATGGACGCGGTCGGGTTGTTGTCGTCTGACAGCCTCCCTGATGATTGGGTGAACTCGTACATTCTGTCGTTGTCGCCACGTCACTATTGGAAGTTGGACGACCCTGTGCCTTGGTATGCAGGTGCGAACTTTACTGTGCGTGATTTGGGCTCGGCTGTTTCGGCGCTTCAGGTTCAGGACGCTTCGGCGTATTCGGACTCTTCGCTTGCTAGCGGCATCACCGCCAGTTCCATTGGTTCTGAAGTCTTTCAAGGCACCCTGCGACAAACAACAAGTAGCACCCCTAGCACCACCTCTGACTTCACTTTTTCATGCTGGACAAAAGCAACATCAGGAAGTCAAGTGACAGGCAATTTTGCAAACATTGGTTTCTCACTTGTTTTAATTAGTAACCCCGGCAACACCGACTATCAAAAATGGCAAGTGCAAGTCACCAACGCTGCTGGTACGCAACTAAGCGTCACAACGACAACGCTCTACACAGATACTGAACCACATCACATTGCGTTTACATACAACTCAGGCGCTGTTACTGGAACGCTTTACATTGACGGCTTTGCGGTTTCCACTTCAAGCGGCACTTCTTCAACTGTCCCAAGTATTGCAACCGTTGAAAGTTTTAATTTCGGCCTTGGTTCGTTCCAAGAGGTTGCTATCTTCCCGTCAATCCTGACGCTGGCACAAGTGCAGAACATTGTGAAGTTTTCGGAAGCCACAGCGCAAGAAACCACAGCTGCACGATTCACACGC